ACGTGGTGGATCGACACGCACCCTGTAGGCGAGGCATTCGTAGTCTCGACTGCTCCGACCAATCCGCAGGTTGAGGCCGTACTGTGGCGCGAGATTAACAAGGCGTTTCCGAAAGCCAAGCCTCCGTTGCCGGGTCGCGTGCTCATCAAGGAATGGAAAGTCGGTAACGAACTTGTCGGTTACGGCCGCAAGCCTGCTGACTACGATCCTGCTGCGTTTCAAGGCATTCATGCTCGTTACGTGCTCGTCGTGCTTGACGAGGCGTGCGGCATTCCTGAGTCATTGTGGACGGCAGCCGGCGCACTCGTAACGAACGAGGGCAGTCGCATTCTTGCGATTGGCAACCCTGACGATTCAACGGGTCACTTCGCTAAGATTTGTAAGCCCGGTTCTGGTTGGAATACGCTCCGCATTCGTGCGCAGGATAGTCCGAACTTTACCGGCGAGTACGTGTCTCGTGAAATGAGTGAGGGACTTGTCAGTCAAGCGTACCTAGACGACCTGATCGCTGACGGCTGCGGTCCTGGCACTTCGATATGGACTGCTAAGGTCGAGGGTGAGTTTCCCGAAGACTCTGAGGATTCGGTAGTTCGTCCGTCTGCCGTGGCGAAGTGTCGGTTACCCGAGCAATCGCATACGTACCTAGAGCCTGTCGAGCTAGGCGTAGACGTAGGCGCGGGTGGTGACTTTTCTGTCATCATGGCACGATTCGGACCAGTGGCGAAATTGTGTAAGCGGTCTAAGACGCCCGACACGATGACGCTCGTTGATGACGTAATGGCAGTCATCCAAGAACTAGGCGTGACGCGAGTCAAGGTTGACAAAACTGGTATCGGTCAAGGCGTGACTGACCGGTTGAACCAACTTCGATCCGAGGACAAGCATGGTGCTCAGATCATCGGCGTCATGGTTGGTTCGTCATCAAGTCGTCCTGATCGATACCCGAAACTACGCGATCAAATATGGTGGGAAGTCGGACGCCTAATGTCTGAGAATCAGGCGTGGGACTTGTCTGCGTTAGATGATGCGACAATAGCGCAGTTGTGTGCTCCGAGATGGGCACCTGATGCTAGTGGTCGAGTGCGTGTTGAGCGCAAAGAGGAAACTAAGACACGACTAGGGCGTTCACCTGACGATGCTGATGCGTTGTTACTGGCGTTCTATGGTGGCGGGTCATCGGCGGCTAAGGATTGGCTAGAGAGTCTTGGCCCGATTCATGTATGCGGACAGCCAAACCCTCCTGACGCTGACTTTTGTTCTAAGTGTGGACGTGCAATACGTGACCCCGAGCAGATAGCCGAATCAGTCGCAGAGGAACAAGCCAAACCGTTCGATCCGTGGGCACCATTGCCAGACGTAAGAACGAACAATCACACACAAGCAGTTGCTGATGCCATACGCCAGTTTGGTCCGAACCAGGGCAACCCATTTAGCAGACGTTAGGAACACATGAGTATTAGCCCGATAGTTGCAATAGTGGTCGCGTTCGTCGTGTTGGTCATTCTACTTGTGACGCACGTGATTTGAGACACGAACACCCCGAACTGGTCGAAGCGATTGCTTCGGTCGGAGCGGCCCTAGTTGAAATCTACAAAACCCAAGGAGAAGTAATGGCAGCGATTGACGATTTGGTAGCAGCGGTTACCGCTAATACTGCGGCGACTGATGCGGCTGTAGCTGCGTTCGCGACCGTGACGGATGATGCGGACATTGAGGCTCAGGTCGCGCTTGTGAGTGCGAACACCGCGGCATTGGTGGCGGCTACGCCTGTTGCTCCGGTTGTGAGTGACGCGCCGGTTGATGAGCCGGTTGTGTACGCGCCGACTGAGGAAGCACCCGCAGAATAGCGGTTTGTAGTTTGGTTGCATGGTCGGTTGATACGGTAGACCCGCGGAGGGAATGAATGGCTATTCCAATCCTCCGTGCTCGCAAGACGCGCAGACAGGCCGATATGGAAGCGGCGATCGAGCGTGCCGTAACTAAGGCTATGACGCCTGCTATTGCTATGGCAGGATCAAGTGGTGCCACGTATCCGGTTGCGTCTCCGTTCAGTCCGTCGTCCCCGTTCGCTCAGACTGCCGGTAGTCAAATGGGATCGCAACCGCTCCCGCGACCTCCGTTGAGTTTTGACAGTCTCTTTGGACCAGGATATCCGTTGTATCCTGATCCGCTTGATCCGCTTGGACCTAGCGGTCGTGCGCAGCCGCGTCGCAACCAGTATGCGGTAGCCGCCAACTTCCAGTTACTTGACAGGCAAGTGCCGTGGTCCGTCTTGCTGAACATTGCAGAGAACTGTGATGTTGTGAACCGGTGCATCGATTTGGTGCAGTCAGGACTCTCAGGCCGTACATGGTCCTGGGGATTCTCTGATGACATTATCCAGCAGATCATGCAGGATACTGGCGAGACGAATCACTCTAAGGCGATGCTGATAGCCAAGGAAAAGTACGGAGCGGACTTGGCTCGCGTCATCGAGTTCTTCAAGCGTCCTGATCCGCGATCAAACTACTGGTTCTCACAATGGCTAGTCGAGGCAATCTGGCAATGTCTTGTGTTGGATGCGGTGGTGTTTTATCCGCAGTACACGCTCGGTGGAAAGCTGTATTCGATCAGCGGGATCGATGGCGCGTCGATAAAGATTCTCAAAGACAACCAGGGGTTTCCTCCCGAACCACCCGCGCCGGCCTATCAGCAGATTCTCTATGGATTCCCACGCGGCGAGTATCAGGCAAGTGACGGCCCTGTTGATGGTGAGTTCCTGAACGATCAACTCATGTACTACATGCGTCGTCCGCGTCCTACGAGCGTGTACGGATACCCGCAAGTAGAAGAAGTGCTTACTATCGCCATGACGTATCTTGCGCGTCAAGCATGGATGGCGGCAGAGTACTGTTACGACGATCAAACTGAGATTCTGACCGAGAGTGGTTGGAAACTGTTTAAGAATCTTGATCGCACAGAGCGTGTCGCTTCTCGTAACGATGCCGGTGAGTTTGTTTGGGAACAGCCGACTGAATACGTTGTCAATGATTGGACAGACGAACTTATCGAGTTCAAGAGTCCGAGCGTTGATTTGCTTGTTACCCCGAATCACCGAATGTTGCTTGGCGTAAAGACCGCCTCTGGCAATCTAACGGATGAGTTTGTGCTGCGAGCGGACGAAACATCGGCACTGTCACGTCGTAAGCGTTGTCGGTTGGGTATTCCAACTACATCGAAGTGGACTGGGACATCAATCGCAGAGAAGATCGTTCCAACGATACCTGCGAATCGCAGGTCAGTAGGCGATGGGTTTAGATACCAGTCTCGTCCTGGATTCACAGTTCCAATGCGAGCGTGGTGCGAGTTTCTTGGTCTGTACGTTGCCGAGGGGTCTACTGTAATTCAGATAAGCCGCAGACGTCACGACGTGGTTATCGTTCAGTCTGTGGAGTCGCCTCGATTGAGCGAGATGCGTCGGATACTCGCATCGGTTCCATTTCATTGGCAGGAATATCTGCGTAAAGATGGAATGATCGCATTTACAACTTCATCGGTTGCACTTGCCGAGGAACTGAAGCCACTGGGATTGTCGTGGCAGAAGTACGTGCCTAGCGAGATCAAGTCGCTACCGGTTGATTGTCTAGAAGCCTTCATCAACGGGTTCTGGCTCGGTGATGGATTCATCAAGAACAAGGACGATACCTGTGAGGTCCGTGGGTTTGCGACCTCTAGCCCTGTCTTGGCGGATGATCTTCAGGAACTGTTGCAGAAGTGTGGGCATGACTCGGTAGTCTCAGTGAAGGATCAGTCTCGGTGGGCTGGCAATATCTCGAAGAGACTTGCTTATCAAGTTGTTGAACGATCGAGGTCATACCAGCCGTTACCCAAGGGACGTCGAGTTCCATACATGGGTAGCGTCTACTGTGTCTCAGTACCGACAGGATTGTTATACGTTCGTCGCAACGGTCGCTCCGTGTGGTGTGGTAACACGTACGGCGCAATGCCCAAGACGTTCATAACAACCTCTGAAACAGAGACGTGGACGCCTGAGCAGTTGGCATACTACGAGAATGTGATGAACGATCGCATTAGCGGTCAGATTCAGCGTAGACAACAGATGTTCATGCTTCGCCCTGGCATGAAACCCGAGTGGGCACCGCAAATCGATGAACACTACAAGTCGGACTACGACAACTTCCTCATTGGTCAGATAGCGTCCAAGTTCGGCGTCCCTGGTGCGCTCGTCGGTGTGCAAGCCAAGGCCGGTCTATCTGGTGGTAAGCAGATGGAGGGCGAAGAGGATCAAACAGAACACTTCATCTTCAACGCGCTCATCAACCACTTCATTGACATTCTCAACGACTTAGCGCGCAGGCACCTAAACGTAGGCGACGAGATTACTGCTACGTGTCAGGACCCTGGCGGCAGCGAACAAGACATTGTGCAACAAGCTACAGCGGACTCAATCGTAATCGGTTTCGGTGGTATGACCATCAACGATTATCGAGCCGACAAGGGTCTGCCGCTGTACGACATGCCCGAAGCGGATGAACCGTTCATCAATGTAGCAACCGGCCCGGTATTCCTCAAAGGCACCTTAGCAGTCCAAGACGCAGCTACCGAAAACACTCTCAATCCTCCCGATCCGCCAACGGTCGTACATGTCGGACCTGATGGCAAACCACTACCGACCGATCCTAACGGCAATCCAATGCCACCGCAAGCACCACCGGCCGCAAACAACGGAGGCACGGATGACAACGGTAACAGTAACGTTGACAGCGGACGTAAGCCAGTTCCTAGCGCAACTGGAACTAGTCAAGCAAAGCCTGACGGAAGTAGCGGAGCTAACGGATCGAGTAACGCTGCCACCGATGACGACGAGGGAACTGATAGCGCCGCGGACAAACCCGCTGCGAAGGAACTTGCCGCCTTTGTCAAGTTTGTTAAAGGACGTGCCGGACGAGGATGGCGGGACTTCACTTTCGTATGCGTCGATAGTAGGCGAGCTGCCGAACTAAACGAGCTAGGCAAGCTCGGCGCACTCAACACGATCAAGGCTGTAACTGCCGATCCTCCGACGTGTGCGGGTATCGCTGTAGTCGCACAAGACACCGGACGCGTTCTCATGCTGCAACGTGCGATCAGTTCCGACGATCCTGCTAGTGGCAAACTGGAGTGGCCCGGTGGACATGCAGAAGGCAACGAGACACCGCTAGAAGCGGCACTACGTGAGTTTGCGGAAGAGACTGGCGTGTCGTGTCCGAGTACCGATCCTGTAGCCTCATGGGGCAGCAGGGACGGCACGTACCGCGGTTACGTCATGTCTGTACCGCATGAGACTGACGTAGCGATCAATACCGATCCGTCAAAGCGTACCGTGTTGAACCCGGACGATCCTGACGGTGACATGATCGAGACTGCCGCATGGTTCGATCCCGAAGATATCCCGACGAATCCTGCTGTACGTAGCGAAGTACGATCACAGACGGATTGGTCACTACTCGCCCCAAAAGCTAACGCCGCGAAAGCGGCCGCCAAGAGTCACCCGGTTAACGTTTACCGTGACAAGATCGTGTCACACTACGCGCCACTGTTAGCCAAGGCGCTACAGCCTAAGAATGTCAAGCAGGCAATCGCAAGTGCCGCTGCGGCTAAGAAAGCTAGTGGCGATGACGATGCTAGCGACGCTGCTGCCGGCGACCTTACGATCAGTCCGACACAAGCTGCTGAGATACTGAAGCAACTGGTAGGCGACAGCGTACTCGCAGGATCACAAGCGGCAGTCGAACAGATCGGCGGCGGCGCGAACCTGTTGCAAGGGTTAGAGAGTGCGGCACAAGGAATCGACTGGGACACGTGGCAACCGGGTAATGCCGCTGCTGCCGATCTTGCGCGTGACGGCGGACTACAAGACTTGCTTGATCGTGCGGGTATCACGATTCAGAGTGTCATTGACAACAGCACGACGCGCCTCGGTAATGCCATTGCTGACGGGTTGGCGAGTGGTGACAGTGCTGACACGATTGCAGGGTCGATTAGTGACCTTGTGAGTTCCAACGCTTACACAGTGGCAGTGACTGAAAGTGCTAGGGCTACGAGCGCAGCAAGTATGGAGACATACGACGCTAACGGTATCGAACAGTGGGATTGGGACGCCGAGCCGAATGCTTGTCCTGAGTGTGATGACAATGCTAGTAATGGACCGTACGACGTAGGTAGCGGGCCGACACAACCGGCTCATACGTCGTGTCGCTGTGATTACCAGCCCGTTACAGGATATGAGAACGCTGCTATCGGAGACGGATCGTGAACTTCCTGGTAGACGTGGACGGTTCTATTTCCAGTGATCCGCCAGGATTCTGTGACCTCATGTGCGCTCTCAAAGCGAACGGCAATCATGTGTTTATCGTCACTGGCAGTAATCCCGATTCGCCTAGTGGCGGTACGTGGGCAAGCAAGATCGCATATCTCGAAAAGGTAGGCGTCACTCAGTGTTGGGATACGCTTACGGTTGTATCAGGTGACGTACCTGCACAGAAGGCACTTTGGTGTCAAGAGAACAAGATCGACGTCGCTATAGACAACGACAAGCGTAACGCTCAGGCCATGATACAAGCAGGCGTACAACTCGTGCTCGTTCCGTGGGCATCACGCGAACCAGTCAAAGGTGGCAAGAAGTGACATCAACCATTCACGCTAAGCGACCTAGGCATGACACTGCCGACACGCACGAGGACCACGTAGATCAGTCTGCTAAAGGTGAGTCATTGAAGGCCGAGATGGATGCGCTACTTGACGAGATTGACGAAGTGCTCAACGATGTCAATGCCGAAGAGTTTGTGAAGAACTACGTACAAGCGCAGGGTCAGTAATGTGTTGTAGTTGCGGATGTAACAGGCCAAGCGACGATCATGGCGACTCTCGTCATATCACACTAACTGACCTGCAATCTGCTGCTACTGCCGCGGACATGAAACTGTCTAAGGTCGCTAGCAATATCAGCGACATTGTAGACGCACAAGCCAACAAGTCTGTTGAACCGACAGACGAAGCGCTTGACTCCACCGAAGTCATCATCATCAAGTCGAATGCTGAACAACGGTATGTGCTCATGGTAGCGTACCCCGCGATGAAGGCCGATGTTTCGGTTGCTCAAGACGGTCACCGTGATTTCGGTCAAGCCGATGTTATCGAGCAGGCGTGTTTCAACTTTATGCGCAAGGGTTGCAAACTCGGCATGTGGCACAAAGAAGGATACAACCCTGGTGAGGTAGTCGAGAACTACGTCTATCGTGGTCCGACATGGGTTATGAAGTCTGACAATGGCATTGAACAGACGATCATGGCCGGTGACTGGCTGTGCGGAATGATACTTACGCCAGAAGCATGGCGGCTTTACAAGGATGGCGCTATTGGCGGCGCTAGCCCTCAGGGACGTGCAAAAAGGAAGCAGCCCTCACCTGATACGCTTTCCCGATTGAGGAGCTAGACCTGATGCCCGAAGACGTTTCCATAACCGAGTTCGAGGTCATCGATCCAGATGAGCTTCACCTAGTAGGCAACGGTGCCAACGGATTCAAGGCGCTACTTGCCAAGTCCGCAAGCGAGGAAGTGCGCGCCGTACTTGACGACATTGCCGAATCGATCGGCATGGAGATTGTCAAAGCTGACGATGACTCAGACGATCGTCTCGCATGTCCAACCTGCAAGGGCGACGGCAAGATCAAGGGCAACTCTACCAAGTGCCCTAAGTGCCTCGGCAGTGGCAAAGCGCCAAAGGTGGGCGACAGTGCGAAAGCTGCCGCTCCTAGTGGCGCTGAGGTACCTGTAGGGTCAACCTGTCCGACGTGTGGCGGCAACGGCAAACTGACCACCAAAAACGGTGGCAACGGTAAGGACTGTCCTGACTGTGACGGTAGCGGCAAGGATGCACAGTTCCCCGAAGATGACAAACTCAATCGCGTTCAGGGATTCGGTGGATCACAGGACGACGGTAACGGTCGTACGACTGTTGACAAGTCTGCCAATGTGATCGCTAAAGCGACTGCCTGCGGTTGTGCTGCGTGCTACTACGTCATCAAGGCCGAGATGTCTGGCGCTGCCATTAACGACTTGCCCGACTCTGCCTTTGCCTACATCGAGGGTGGTGGCACGAAAGATTCCAGCGGCAAGACGACACCGCGAGACAAGCGACATTTTCCTGTGCATGACAAAGCCCACGCTGCGAATGCCCTTAGTCGGTTGTCGCAGTCGCCATTCGGTGACGCTGCCAAGTCCAAGGTTGTAGCCGCTGCCAAGAGGTTCGGCATTGACGTGGCTGAGAAGAACGCATCGAATCAGTCGGGCGGCACGTTTGACGAGCCTGTCGAGAAAGACGGCGTTGTCTCTGGTGTCAATCCGTTCCTGGGTGGCTCTGTGAGTTCGCCTGATGACAACGCAGATGGTGCGCCCGGTAGTCCCGAATGGGAAGCATGTGACGCTCAGATGGCGACAGACGCGGCTATGGCGCTTATGCAGGCCGCAGATTTGATTCAGCAGTTTGCAGGACGTGAGAGTGTCGAGGTTGCTGCCGGCGAAGGTAACGACCTGTTCGACGCATTCGACGCACAGTGCGCTCTAGACGCAGTTACATGTGCGCTAGGCGTTATGGCACGTCTCGCATTCCATGAAGGTGTTGCAGCACAGAAGGCAACAGGTGTCGCTGAGAAAGCAGGCAAGCGACTTAGTACAAAGTCGATCACGGCACTCGCCGCTGCTCGCGATCACCTCACCGCTCTGATGGGCGATGATGACCCCGCTAAGTCGTCTGACGATGACGACGATGCATCAAAGTCCCAGGAGGACATAGAGAACATGACACTTGACGAGCTTATGAAGGCTCTTGACGAGCGTGACGCTCGCAAGGTCGCTGAGGCTGAGGCTGACGAGACTGCGACGAAGGTTGCTGCGGGTGTATCGCCTGCTGACGACCACAACGCGTCCGTAGCCAATGCAAAGACTGCCAATAGCAAGGCAAAGGGCAAGAAACCCAAGGACGACAATACCGACCTTGAGGACGAGGCCAATCAGGGTACGAACGACTCGGCATCTAGTCCCGCTATGGGCGCGGCTAAGGCAGCTGAAGTCGAGCTGACACCCGAACAGATCGAAGCACGTACGAACGCCAAGGTTGCCAAGAAGGCACTCAAGGAGTCCAAGCGTGCAGAGAAGCAGGCTGCCGAAAACGCAGCGCTAGCAAAGGCAATCGAAGAGGCAGTCACAGAGGCCACTAAGGCAGTTGACAGTCTACAGGAACGACTTGCTACCGTTGAGAAGATGGCGGCTCCCGGTGGGCCGGTGAAAACCCGTCCACAGGCGGCACTTAACAAGGCTGCCGAACGTGATGCACTTGACATTGAGCTTGCTCACTGTGAGCGCATGGCGAAAGACACGAACGACATGGACGAACGCAAGGGCTACAACGAGCGCGCCAAGGAGGTGCGCCGGAAGCTCGCGGACGTCACTACTTCCTAGAAAGGAAAGTAATGCCGCAAATCCCATCGGCTAAGGTACTCTTCGGAGATTCCTATACGCCAAGGGAGCAGACGGAACGCAAAGACGAGTTCATCAAGGCGATGACCGATTCCACTATCGCAGGTGTGGTCGGAGAAACATCGTTCAATGGACAGACTGAGGTGCCGTTTTACGGCGGTGGCCTCGCTCCGTTGCTCTCTCATAATCCCTCCAAGCGCGAGGCAATGCGCAAGGCTGTTGACGATCACGAAACTATGGCGAAGTCGGGTGACTACAGTGGCTTGACCGCTGCTAAGTCTGAGATTCTGTCTAAGGAATGGTCGCTTAGCAACCCGATTTCAACTGGGTTGGTGCCCTACGATCTTGAGGCGCCGGCCAAGCTCCTGACACCCCGTCCGACTCCGTTGCGTAACAGCATTCCGCGAGTCAAGGGTCAGGGTGCTTCGAGACGCTTCAAGGTTATCTCAGGCTTCTTTTCAGAGGTCCGCCACGCAGTGATGTGTGGAATGACAACTACGAGAATTGCTGGAATCTCTGGTTAAGTAACCACACCACAACGTGACCGGAAACGGTGAGCGTGATGGCAGAAAAGTGGTTAATACAGACAATCAGCAGCCGAGCCTCTACGGTCAATCGACTATGAGGAAGGTTCAGAGACTATGTACGTAGAATCTGCGAGCAATACGGTTCTCTTGACACAGAGCGCCGCTAACAAGTAACATGGTATCGATGGTTAATCTGTATGTTCTCATCGATCCGAGAGACAACGAAATCCGCTACGTAGGCAAGACGACGCAAACGCTTGACGGTCGCCTCCGCGGGCACATCACGGACGCTCGCAAGAGCACCAACCTCCGCGCTCGTTGGATTGCCAAACTGATGAGACTTGGGTATCGCCCACGGATAGAGATTATCCAAACGGTTCCTGAGCAGGGTTGGCGACAGGCTGAATGGTATTGGATCGCTTACTATCGCACGATTGGTTGTCGTCTTACCAACGGCACCGAGGGCGGTGACGGTGGTGATTCGCATATGCCTGAAGTGCGCGCCAAGATCAGTCGAGCCAACAAGGGCAAGCAAACTCGACTCGGATCGGTTATGTCGGCAGAGAGCCGGGCGAAGTCGTCTAAGTCTCAAACCGGCAAGAAGGCAAGTCCTGAAACTCGCGCTAAGCAAAGCGCGTCTCACAAGGGATTAAGGCGAACAGACGAACAACGCGCCAATATGAGCGGACCGGGTAATCCGTTCTATGGTCGTAAGCACAGTGACGAAACCAAGGCGCTACAAAGCGCTATTCGGTCAGCACGTCACAAAACCCATTGTGTCAATGGGCATGAGTTCACCCCTGCTAATACCAAGTGGGAAGGGAACTCGCAGCGTTGCATTGAATGCCGAAGGGCAGGACAGCGACGCCGAGTACTCGCTAAATCGCAGATTAAGATATAGTCCGTTCTTTACGGAGACGTAAAGAGTCGTGCAGAAATGACACGACCCGTCACATCGTGACGAGTAACAATCAAGTCACTGGCACTGGTACGGGTGGTATTACTACTACGCAGCCCGGTATCAATGAACTGACGACAAACGCCGGTCCCGGCGGGTTGTCCTACATTCGTCCGCCATACATTTCCTACGCGGGTTATGACGTCAACCTGTCATATGTTTCGTGGGGACTGTCGGACAGTGTATCCTGGCAGGCTCAATACGGGTCCGCCGCCTAGTAATAGGTGGATGAAAACTACGAGAATTGCTGGAACGTCCTGACAGATGTTCGCACCACAACGTAGCGTGAAAACGCAAGCGTGACGGTTTGAGAAGCGAACAGTAGGGACAATCAGCAGCCGAGCCTCTAATCCTCGCAAGAGGTATGAGGAAGGTTCAGAGATCAAGCACGTAGGAACTGCAATACCAACCTCTTACGGCGAGGTACAGCAGTTCAAGATATGATCCGTCCTGTATGGAGACATACAGAGTCACGCAGAAATGACGTGGCCCGTCAGACGACGGTAACAAATCGAGGAATACCAGGGTCAAGGCTCTTTAGGGTCTGCCGCATAGTGATATGCGGGCAATAATCGCGAGAACTGCTGGAATCTCCCGAAGCGAAGCACACCACAGCGTGACCGGAAACGGTGAGCGTGACGGTTTGAAAAGTGCTAGTATGGGACAATCAGCAGCCGAGCCTCTACACCCGCGAGGGCATGAGGAAGGTTCAGAGAACATGTACGCGAAATCTGCAAATGACGCAGATTAAGATATGTTCCGTTCTCATAGGAGACTATGAGAGCTAGGCAGAAATGACCTAGCCCGTCAGAAATGACGAGTAACAACAAGTCGAAGATATTCGCAGTCTTAGCAACACCGCACTCCTCTACTCAACGATGCTCCTAGACGAGCGTCTCATCGCATACGGCCGTGGCACAACCGGCAACGGTTACACTGGCGCACTTGGTACCCCAACGGTCACCTCTTGCACCGCTGTTTCCGCGTCGATCGCTCCGGGAGGTACTTCTACTCTTGGATCGTCCGCTACCGTGTGGGTGCTTGTCGCTGCTGACGCTGGTGACCTTCTTGGCACCAACGGCACTACGATGCACCAAGGACCGACCTCCACTACAGGTACCACCGCTTCTGTCACTACTTCGTCTGGTCTGACCGCAGTTCAGGTCAAGATCGGTTCGGACGTGACTGGTGCGCTCGGTTACAACCTGTTTGTTGCGTCGGTTCAGGCAGGTCCGTATTACTACGCAGGTCGTACTGGCTACAACGTCGGATACATCACCTCGCAGCCTTCGACTGGTCCTACGACCACTTCGGGCGCTGCTGATGCCTCTGCCGTTGCGACCAACTTCGACGGCTTGCTGACCAACGTAGCGGCCTCTGGTGGCTACGTTACGAGGCTGAACGCGGCACTCTCTACGACCTCTCCGGGTCTTGAGTGGCAGACTGCATTCGGTAACTTGTACGAATCGGTCAAGGCTGATCCTGACGAGATTTGGCTAAACGGTTTCGATCGTATGCAGCTCTCGAACGCGATCACCAATAACGCTGATAACTCTGCTTACGCTGTGTTCATTCAGAACGCGGACGGCATGGGTGGCGTGAAAACTGGTACGGTCGTTCAGGCAATCTTGAACGAGGTTACTGGGTCGGAAGTTCCACTGAAGGTGCATCCCTGGTTTCCACAGGGAACCTCGCTGATCCGGTCCACGACACTTCCTATTCCTGATAGCAACGTGGCGGAAACCTCCGTTATGGTGCTGCCACAGGACTATGTTGCTGTTCAGTGGCCAGTTACGCAATTTACCTACGATGCAAGTACGTTCCAGATCGGAACCATGTGTCACTATGCGCCAGCTTGGTCGGCACTCATCCAAGGTATCCAGGGTTCCGGAATCGGCAACTCGCCGCCTTCGTTCGGGGATAGCTAACCCGTAGCAAAACTCAAGGACTAGACTTCTAGTCCTGGTCCCGCAGTGGTTGAAGTATCGTCAGTTCGATTCTGGCGGCGGGTACTCCATAGTTCGAGGTACGCCACTGCCGAAAGCAGTAGCGATACGTCATCGTGGGCAGGTCCAATCATGCGATTACACGAGTCGCATAGCAACTCGCGAACGCACTCACCACACGAGGATTTGCTAGGGCAACACGAATGATCGTGGTCTAACGACATGCGCCACGGCTTAGTTTCTACGCAACGACAGATGGCACACCTGTTATCTTGTCGAGCCTCCATTGCACGCAGTTCGTCTGCGGATACGTTGTACCTACTTGCAGCCTTGGCGTAGGACGTGCATGTTTTGCATCGTCCAACTTTGCGGTAGCCGTCGTTCTGTGAGCGGTCGAACTCCGTTATTGGTAGCTCGGACTCGCAAAGTGAGCACCACAAATAGCCATCGCGAGGTGGCTGAGGCATAGCGAATCTACGTTGTCTCATTCGTCCATCCGTTCCAGCGTCGCCGTACTTGTAGAACCTTTTGCCATGTACGGCACACATGCCGATGGCCCATATGGGTTCATCGCAGTTCTCTACCGAGCAAGTAAGTGTCACCTCTAAATCTTACTTTGCGACTTGGCTTTGTGTCAAGGGAAACCAGCACATTTCTTTAGGAGTCACATGGCCGGCGCACAAACCGCAGCAACACGTGTCGCAAGCGGCACGCTCCAAGCCAACACCGTAGACCTCGTGCATCTCTCAGCGGGTGGTTTCGGTGTGCAAGTCTACAACGACAATGCAACCGCTCCGATCTGGTTTACCGTGTCGCATCCTGGCGGTGACTGTTCGCTCCCCACCATCGCAGGCGTCGACACTTTCTGTGCAGCCTCAGTATCAGGCACCTCAGTCAAGGTTCGCCATACAGCGCAGTATGGTTCGATCGTCCAACTCATCTCATCTGGCACGCCATCGTACACCGTCGCCGTACTCGGCAACCAGGATATGTAAGACCAAAAAAGGACACGACATGAAACCTCTCATCGATCAGTCAACGCCACTATCAGGTTCGAGTACGAGCAATACGGTTACGATCAGCGACAACCTCAGTACGCACGTTACGCCCGCAGTATGCCCTACATGCGGCACTTGCCCAACGTGCGGTAAGGGCGGTCACTACGCGACTCCGTACGTACCGTACACGTACCCTGTCTATCCGCATTATCCGCTTACGTGGAACGTCTGGAATGACACGAACACAGGCGGACATACCGCTTCGAACACAGTCACCGCGATCGTCTAAATGACCAAGCTCGTATTCGAGAATCCCAACTGCTTCAAGGCGTCGCTTGAGAACGGTCACGAATACCGCGCAGACAGACGACAGCAGATCACGGTCGAAGATTCACGCGATGTCAAAGCGTTGCAAGCGGGCGGATATTCGCTAGTAGGCGGTATGCCGAAGCTTCACAAATATTGGGTATGCGACGAGTGCAACTGGGACGCTGCCATAAACTCATGTCGTTATTGTGGTAGCACCAACCTACGACGAGTCGAGAAGTAACCAAGACAACACCACAACCTATCAATGCCTCGAAAAAAGAGAGGGCAATGCATGGACGTAACACCCGGACGAATCGTACATTACCGACTGACACACGAAGATGTAACCGCTAGCAATCGTCGTCGTGTTCACTCACGCGACCACATGAGCGAACACCGCAAGAACTCTAACGGCGTGCAAGTCCATGTCGGCAACCAGCATCGTGCCGGCGACATCGTACCGCTCATAGTTGTACGCGTATGGCCCGACGAGTACGATCCGTCAAATCCGATCTGTCGTGACTACACGGCAGGACAAGACGGCGAGATTGAGTGGCAGCACGCACTCAGTACGGACGGTGTGAACGGTCAGGCACTACTTGACGGCAATGACCAACTGTGGATCACGAGCGCTCCGCAAGGTGACTTCAATGGTGCATGGAACTGGCCTCCGTTGTTCGGTTCCGATCAAGTCCGTTCCGCGTTCGCCATCCGTCAGATAGTCCGCGATGAAATGACCAAGCAGCGCATCGC